GATAGCAAGCTAGGTGTGGCGGGTAGGATTATCGGCCAGTTAGGTCTGGCCGATGTTGAATATGGTGAACTAGTTGACTGGTTAGACGAAAACAAGCCAGTGACAGCAAAGCCAAAAACTAAGCGCGTTGATAACAAGCTACCAGCCAATACCATGCTAGGCAGTGCAAAGCAAGCCCGTGCTGAAACTGAGCTAATCGAGGGCGACACTTTTATTATCACCAGCGCCCAAAATAACACGGAAACTAATCCTGTTTTCCAGCAGCTCAAAAAACTAGCGGATGAATTGGGGGCGCAATTGCTAGTTATGCCAGTGCATTACAATAAAACAGCATTCAGTCAAGCCGTAGAAGATAGTAAAGAATTTTTTGCCAGTGAAGTCAAACCCTACCTACTAGAAAAAAACGTATGGTTAGGCGGCTTAAATGGTGTGCTTTTGCAAGTTGAGGCCGCAGTGCTGCCAACAGCAAAACAGCCAGTAAACGCGGCTATGCAATTAAACGCTGGCGAAGCGGCCACAATCGTTGCCAGCCCAAAACAGGATATGCAACAAATTGCAGTTATGCTAGGGCAAGGCGACAATATGCGCCAAGCTTGGACGACTGGAAGCTGTACACAGTATAACTACACTCGCAGCCGCGCTGGTGCCGAAGCAGAGAGCGCTCACAAATTTGGGGGTTTATTGGTTCGCGTATCAGAGCATACCGCGCACGTAACAAATATTACGCAAGGTGATGATGGAAGTTTACAGCACTGGGAAACTTTGGATGCACAAGTCGATGTGGTTTTAGGTGACTTGCATTGTGAGATGGAAGATAAGCAAATTACAGCCGATACCCAGGACTGGCTTAATCAGATGGACGTTAACCGCTTGGCCGTGCATGATATTTTGCATTTTGCTACTGCTAGTCACCATAACCGCAAGTCAGCCAAACACAATTATACTATGATGAGTATCGGTTGTAGTGTAGCCCAAGACCTACAAAAAGTGTCGGACGTAATAAACGGGTACGCTGACTTGTGTACCGAACTGTATTGCGTTGAATCTAATCATAACTCGGCTATTGATAACTGGTTAGATGATACGAGCGCCTATGTCAATGATGCAAAAAATAGTAAAACGTGGTTAATGCTTAACTATGGTTTACGTGATGCCATTGATAACGGAGTAGAACTAACGGGGGGGCTAGAGCTGGCCTTGTCTGAATCTTGGGATTTTGCCCGCGAGTTAGGTATTGAGCTTGCTTCAAATATCGAGTTCGGGCATAAACATAAACCAGAACGCTGGAGCGGTGTGGAAGTTTCCCAGCATGGTCACAAAGGGCAAAATGGCTCTTTTGGTTCTACCCAGCTTTTTGGCAAATCAGGGCAAACTATTTGTACAGGTCACACGCATACCCCCGCTATACGCGGTAACGCGTTCACCGTTGGTGTAACTGCTAGCCTTGACCAATTCTACAATCGCGGCGGATTGTCCAGCTGGAACCATGCAAACGTGGTGATTTTGCCTAATGGTACACAGCAACTAGTAACGTTAAACGCATTACAATTTTAAGCTCAGCAGGGCGCTAAAAATCCCAGTGTTCCATGTGGAACACTGGCTTTATTATTTTAAGGGGAAACTATGAAACCAGTATTAGCAATATTTGATCTTGATGGGACAGTGATAGACAGTAGTAAGCGCGTAACGCCTTGCCTAATGCCTAATGGCGACCTATGCCTTGCTACATACCGCAAGCAAGCTTGTACCCCTGAAGCTGTAAATACGGATACCTTATTGCCGTTGGCAGATGTTATGCGCCAATTCATGCGAGAAGGAACGCAAGTGGCAGTCTGTACAGCTCGCCATATGTATAATCATGACTATCGTTTTTTAAAGCGCCACGGGTTAAGGCCTAACGTCATTTTAAGCCGCGACAAGTTGCATAAGCATTTTGATGCGGCAGAAGCTCAGCGTCTTTATAATAGTGGTGACTCTACATATAAGGGGGCATATTTTGAGCTACTAAAAGAGCGCTTTAATAATCACGAATTACTAATGTATGATGACCACATAGGCGTATTGGCAGAAGCCCAGCGTCAAGGGCTACGCGCACTCAATGCCGTCGCATTGAACACGCGGATTGAAACCTTCAACGCAGTCGGCTTTGGTTAGTAAGCTATATAACAAAAGGATATATAAGGGGGGTTGTTAGACTACCCCCTTATATAGAGGCCGCCCCGACCCCCTCCCATGTGTAACTTTTAAAATTTTGAGTAGAAAAGACTTTAGGTGCTTATATCCACACGAGTCCACACGAATCCACACCTGTCTCCAAACAGACCACCCGCACAGCACAAAGCCACACGGGTTTTCACAAAAAATTTTATTAAAAAATATGCACACGCATAACTTCCTTATTATCCTCAACCATGAATTCCACTACACTATATAATATAGTATCTACTAGAGTTAGTGTACTAAATCTACCATTAGAATAAAATACCTTAACCGTGGTATAATCTTCAGGTATGTCATCTTTTATATAGCATTCTCTAAGTCTAGGATCTTCAAAAGTTATAAGCACACCATCTAGTACTAGTCCCCAGGGAGTTCTGCTGCAAGCAGCAGGGGACTGATATCAACTCTCATACGTTATAATCCTCTGCGTATACATGTACAACGATACCATTACGTAATTGAACAGTGTTAATATATACACTACCCTCTGGTGGTTCAGCCCCAGTAAAGGCGAGGGTTACTTTTACCTTCACCTGTGGTGCTTCTGGGTCTGTCTCAGCCCAGAGCACTACCTCTGGGCCTTGCTCTTGGACGGTTAGTAGCCTACCACAGTCTGAGAGTTGGAGTACAGTAACTAAGTTTAGTGGGTATTTAAAAATCTTCATTATCGTACCTCAATCTTTTTAATAGTATCAGCATCTGCTAGTGCGGTAAGTAGCTGTTCATAATCACAGTAACCTAAGTCTAGCTCAGCTAACTCACGGTCATTGAAGTCGAATAATATTAGAGTTACAGGCTCACCAAGGTCTAGGTCTTCAGTATAAACGTAAATGTCTACACCATTAATTTGTCTGGTAGGTAAAAGCTTATACTCAATATTAATAAAAGTTAGATTCTCATCTGATAAAAACTCTGCTAGGATTTCAGGATCAGGAGTAACTTGGGTATACGTTCCCAGAGGTACATATCTAGTTTTTAGGTACGCTCCAGTTACTACTTTCTCAAACTTCTGGTCTTCTGTAATATCGTTCTTTTTAATTTCAATTTTCATTTATTTTACCTCTATTCGTGTTACTAATGGGTTAGTTGCTAATAAGTCTAGTAGTGTACCTAGTGGTGTGTTACGCATTTCTAGGTAGCTTTTACCAGTATCTTGGTAATGGACAGTGATACTGGTACTTACCGAAGGATTAGGGGCTGTATTTTCAGCATAATGATTAAGTAGCTCTTTTGTCTCTACTGTGATAGGTACTCGGTTTACTATTAAGTCATAGGGTAGAGTCTTAATATTAACACTGGAGCGTCCTATTAGTGTACTGAGGATATCATTTAGATGCCCCTGCTTAAAGTCCCTCAACTCTAGTGCACAAGGTAACGTACATCTAGTAATATCTATAGCGTGTCCCTTGCGGTTAAGGTCTTCGGCGATAACGCATATCACCTTAGCAGCTTCCCCTACGATACCAGTAGATAACTTCTTAACTATTTCATCTTCGATAGTGATTTTCATTTGTTTTCCTTTCTTTAATTTATAGATATATTATACTAGATTTAAGGTTTTAAAGCAAATAGTTTATTCAAATGGTTCGGCATCGTCGTGCCGCAAAATTTGAGTTTACATTTTTGTTAGGTTGGGCTATACTTGTCACATATAGGAGAACTAACATGAATGAACTAACACACGGCGAGGATAGACTCGTACCAGAGGCAGGTGGCCCAGAGTCACTAGCCCTAGCCCAGACTTACCTGCAAGCAGGTAGTATCGAAGCGACAGCTTCGGAGACGGGCTTACCTGTAGAGGTAGTGGCACAAGAATTACAGAAACCAGAGATACGGTCTTACATCGCGACTGTATTTAGTGAAACAGGCTTTAGAAACAGAGATAAGATATTCGGACTTCTAGATCAAATTATTAACGAAAAGATTAAGGAAGCTGAGGAAACAGGAATGGCAGCAGATGGTACACTACTAGATGTACTAGAGCGTGCACATAAGATGAAGGTGGCTGAAATGCAGCTAGAGATTAAGATGATTGAGGCTAAAGCTAAAGCTGGTGGTGGCCCTAGTACCCAGGTTAATATACAGAACAACATGAGTGGTTCTGAGGGCATGAATAATCTACTTAATAGATTAATGGGTGGTTAAATGGATTTAACATTGGAGAAGATAGATAATATGTCAGTTAAAGAATGCGAAGACATTCTAGCTGAGTGGCCTAGGACGCCTAGTGGTGAGTTCAAGGGTACTAGACGAGATAAGGTTCTTGCTGCAAAAGTATTCGCACTTAGAGGTACTATTGCGCACCAAGGTAAGTACTCCTATAGTAAAGTAGAGTACAAAAATAAAGATACTAAAGTATTAATAACATGTCCGGAGCATGGGGACTTTTTACAGGTTCCTAATAGTCATGTTAGGGGTCATGGCTGCTCTAAGTGCGGGGATTTAGCTACTTCTGAGGCCAAGAACTACTCCACTGATTCGTTTATAGAGTTAGCTAAGGGTACACACGGTAGTACATATGATTATACACAGGTACAGTACGTGAATAGTACTACTAAGGTGGCTATAGTATGTAAGGAGCACGGTACTTTTATGCAACAACCAGCAGAACACCTACGTGGCAGTGGTTGTTCTAGCTGTCATAATACTACTGACGTCTTATACTTCTGGAGAATAGAAGGGACCGATACCTATAAGTTAGGTGTGACGGGAGTGACCCGTTTAGCCTCTCGTGTTCAGAGGGTTGCAGCAGCACATAATATAGAAGCAAAAATACTACTAGCAATTAACTTGGGGCACAGCAAGGCCACAGCCTTAGAGAGACAGTTACATAAAAAGCTCAGGGGCCACGGGTACCAATCAGAATTAATTACGTGTGGTGATGGGCACACAGAATTCTTTGATCTACCTGATAGTGTAGTCTCAGAATTAATAAGGGAGATAGAATCTTATGATAGTAAGTAGACCTTATGTAAAGACAGATAAGATTGTAGAGTTTGGGTTACAGGAACGGTTCCTGAAGTTACCTATTGAGAAATATTTAGAGAATGAAGGTATTGAACCGAATTCCCCGCAGATAGCAATGATCAATATGGTACAAGACCCTAGGCATAGGTTTATTAACTGTGTTTACTCTAGACGTACAGGCAAGACCTATTTCGGGAACGTAATAGCCTTCTTAAAGCTATTAGAGCCAGGAACCCAAGTACTTATTATCGCACCTAACTACTCCCTAGCTAATATTAGTTGGATGGCTCAGTTAGAGATGGTTAAGAAGCATGGACTAGAAACTGAGCGTGCAAACGCCAAAGATAAAGAAATGGTTCTAGAAAACGGATCGTTACTTAAGATTGCATCTGTAGGTAATGCTAACGCTGCACTAGGACGTTCATACGACTTAGTACTTTTCGATGAATCAGCTATTGATGATCGCGGTGGGGACGCCTTCAATATAGTCTTAGCACCTACATTAGATAAGCCAAACAGTAAGGCTATCTTTATCTCTACACCTCGTGGTGATAACTGGTGTAAGGAATTCTATGACTTCGGTTATGATGATGGGATGCTAGAGTGGGCGTCTGCTTTAGCTACTTATAAGGATAATCCTCGTGTACCGCAATCTGTAATTGATAGTGCACGTAAGGGTATGTCAAAAGCTACCTTCCAACAAGAGTTCGAATGCTCGTTTACTACACGTGAGGGTGTTATCTATGAGGACTTTGATTTTGAAGAGCACTTATTTAATCTGGAAACTTGTGGTTTGGATTTTACTGATAGAGATCGTTTTGAGGCGATTATGGGTATTGACCCTGGTTATCGTGATGCTACTGCTGTTATTGTAATTAAATATGATTTCATAAATGATATATTCTATGCGGTTGAGGAATACCAACAGGCCGCGCGGTCAACCGCGCAACATGCAGAACATATTAGTAGAATGGATATAGAGTACGAGCCTGAGGCTATCTTTATAGATTACGCTGCTGCACAGTTCGGGGCTGACTTAGCGTTCGAGCACGATGTAAGTACCAGTAAGGCTAAGAAGTCTATTCTAGATGGTATTACTTTTGTGCAGATGCTAATACAGCAGAACAAGTTCTATGTAGCAGACCACCTAGCGTATACTAAGGCTATGCTTACCAACTATATTTGGAAGCCTGATAGCCAACGGGAAGTTCCACTACACAACGATTTTAGTCACATGGCAGATGCGGTTAGGTACTGCCTCTATAGTTATGACCGAATGTAGTAGGTTACTTTTCTTCTTACACCTTAAAACTTTTTGAGATTTTGTGAGAAATCATATCACATGGGGTTGCAATTTTGAAATATCTCCTTTATAATATACGTTTATAAAGGAGAAACTATGTTCAGAAAATTAAGTAAAGAAGAGAAAGCATCTAAGTTACGACAGTTGTATACTACTAGGACTGTGGCCGAGATAGCTGAGGAGCTAGAGGAGACCCCTACGTACATTAAGGGCTTACTAAAACGCCTAAGTATTACTAAGAAGTCCTTAGGCGTCCCTGAGAAAGGCAATACTTTAACTGATATACAAGCCAAACTAGTAGCCAAGGGTTCTATGTACTCCATTATAGGGGAGTATACTAGGCTATCGGATGAAGCACTGTTTAAGTGTAACTCATGCGGCTATGAGCGAAGGACTATTGTAAACGTTATACTACAGTCTAGGACTGGCCGTTGCACGGCCTGTACTCGACATGTTAAAGCGGTAAGTACTACGTCACTACCTATGCCTGAAGGTTTAGAGGTAGTAGAGCATGTCACTGCCTTAAAAGATAGGGCTAAGTTCAGGTGTACAACATGTGCGCATGAGTGGAGTGCGAGAGCAGATACTGTATACAG